TGTAAGTATTTGAGTACCTGTTAACGTAGCAACCGTACTATCAATCTCAAAAGAAATTTCATTATCACTTACAGTAGTATCAATTCCAGTACCACCAGTAAATGTGATTGTTTCGCCTGTTGAAACTGAATCACTTGAACCACTATCAGCGGCAATTGATAAAGTAGATACTACAGTACCAAAACTTAAATTTCCTGAACCATCTGTTTTTAAGAATTGACCGTTTGAACCATCTCCATCTGGCAACGTGAAAGTAGTGGAAGTTGTTACGGCATTCGGAGCTTTTAGTCCAATGTAATTTGTACCATTGTTGGTACCTTCATTTAATTTTAATTGACCACCTGTTGAAGCATTATTACCTATAAAGATTTCATCAATTGCTTTATTACTATCTACTAGTAAAGCTGATGAAGCTGTTAGTGTACCAAGTGCGTGATCTGTTAAATCTGCAAAATATTTACCACCAATAACATGAACATTAGCGGCTACGCCGTCTGTTTCAGTACCGGTTCCTATAAAAATTCTATCACCATTATTACCTTGAGTACCCGTGCCGTACGTATAGGCTAATTCACCTTGACCTAGTTCCGATGGTGCCGTTGTTCCCGAGGATCGTTTTATCTGTATTACTGTTGCCATTTAATTCTCCCTAAAAATTACCACCATTAAACTTTAAAGTTCCTGTAGTAGTAGATAATTCGTTTCTTGTTATAAATTTATCTGTAGCAGAGTCATATTGAATTAAGGCACCGTCCTCTAACGAACTGGTATTCACGTCATTTAGATTTTTGAAAGATTGAGGTGGAACCGCACTTGGTAACTGTACAGAAACTTGTTGAGGTCCTGTAGATGTACTAGAGTTTATATTAGCTCTAACACCACCACTTCCATTTATTACTGCTCTAACCATTAAAATCTCTCTCTTTTGTTATATTTATAATAAAAATGTATTAAAAAAGAAAAATTATGTAGTAACGTTAGGACTAATTGTTATTATTCCTTCAATAACCCTTGTTACTGTACTGTCAGAGGTTTTAGTGATTTCCACGTCATATACATAACGTGATGGAGAGTCTAAAGTTGATGTTTGATCTGCTGTTAACGACAAGGTAATGACACCTGTTGTCGCATCTGTGGCAATAGTAGTTGTAAAAGATACTCTTGTACGAGTGCTCGAATAGCCTTGTGCCATTTTCGCACTGGCAGTATAACCTGTTAAGTCGAATGCCGTGCCGTCTGTGTCTGTTACGGTTACGTCACTTGAAAAGTTAGCGCCTTGATCAATCCTTAGATTCGCTCTTGCTGACATTGTGTTCTTCTAATCCTTTTTTAATCTTTTCGTTATAATAGTTAGTAAGAACTTCTATTTTTTCTAACTCTATTGTGTGTCTTACTTTAGAAGTTTGAATTTCTTGTCTAGCAACAATTGTATTTCTTACGTCTAATGGTAAATCACTTATAATATACTCTTTACCATCAATTGTCATTTTATCTTGTTTTACTTGTTCAGTCATAATATCCTCACTATGTTATCTTATTATATTTATACTGTTTTTGTGTAGTCATTATTCATTATTTATCATTATTAACTACCTTGCAGTCGCTGGTATTCCTGTTGAAGTTACAAAAAGATTCTCTGCAAAATACCATGTAGATGTAGGATTTGCCACTTCTATTAATAGTTCCTGTTCCGTAATATGGATTGAAGCCATTGCTCAACAAATCTATTCCTGTGTTATTTTCATCACCTTCAGCATCAGAAGAATCGGGAAGCAATATATCATTATCAGGATTAAATCCATTTCTACGATTATCAAAAATAGTCCAAGATTCTGTGGCATTGTACGCTTTACTTAGTACAAAATCACCATCTACCCATTGTCCTGGAAGAGCGGATGCTACACTTTGTTTGTTGAAACCAGGTGCGAAATCTACTTTTTTTAATGCCATAAACACAGTATAATAGGGTTTTTGTTATTTGGGTAGTATTATATTCCAGTCCATTGAGGCTCGGCTCCGGTAGATGTAACTTGTTTATTGAATCCTGGTAAAAAACCTAATTTTTGTAGCATATAAAATCCTTATAAAGAGGGTAGTAGGTATGGTGGATTACTGCCCTCATTATAGGGTATATATCATCGTTTAAACCAAGATGGAAGACCTAAATGTGGACGCTTGTCAAACATATTATCTTTAGATCCTGTAGTTTTTCTATTATTATAGTTTTTCCATTTTATCGAGTATCAAATTCCAAGACAATTTATCTAGTAATTCATCTATGTTAAAATCTTTTTTATCTGTAGATTTAACATATCTATTTAGCTCCTCAGTATCAAATATAATCCATTGATCAATTGCTTCAAAAACCATCTTATCAGATTTTGATTTAAAGTAACCTGTTTTACCATAATCCTTTTCTTTAAATTTTATTATAGGGCTTAAATCAAATTTAAATTTTTGATTAGATTTATATTTTATTATACCTTCAACATGCCAATGCTCTTGTTGAACTTGTCTTTTATTAGCATATTTTATATCATCTAATTGATCTTCAAATTTCATTAATTTTTATATTTTTAAAGATAGTATATCTACGTCAGTGCCAAATTCACCTGTTGGATAAAAATTAAATGATATGCAATATCTTTCTATATCTGTAAGATTAGGAGTTACCGAATGAATTAAAGAACTTGGAAATAAAAATATATCTCCTATTTCAGGTGCTACTGTATATACTTTACAAGTATCTAAATTTACTGAATCAAAATCAAAAGAAACAAAATCATTAAAATTATTCCATCCAAAAGGTTTATGAAAATTTAAATTTCCAGTATTAGGAGAACAATTTAAATATACTATACCACTTACAAAACTATTGTGATGATAATGTTGCTGTGAAAAATCGTTTTTTACATGTTTTATACACCAACTATTTAACATTTTAAATTTATGTTTTTTATTTATTTTTAAATAATCATGTATATAATTTAAAGATTCTTTTTCTATTGCTTTTTTTAATTTACTTAAAAATTTTTTATTTAAAATATAAGTATCTTCTGATTGATAACCGCCTCCACTTTGTTTATTTAAAGTTTTGAATTTTTGTTTTTTAACAAATTTAAATTCATTAACTAATTTTAAATTATTCCTGTAAACAGGTATTGCAAACAATCTTTCAATCATTGTAAAAGGCTAAATTTCCTGAAATAGTTATTCTAGTTCCATTACTAAAAAAGGGATATACACAATGATTTATATCTGATTTAAATATAAGACCTGTCTTTTCCCATGTTTTATCTACATCATATGAAATTGCTTTTATACCTCCTTTTGTATTTGAATCTAAAATATAGAAACATAAACGACCTGATTTATTATCATTTGACTTTATACCAGGTGATAGTAAATTTTCTTCTTCAATTGAAAAAGGTATTTTTATAAAAAAAATAAAACTAAAAATTCCACCATGATTATGTAAAGGATTAAACTCATATTTTTTTTGATGATTTACCCATAAAGAACTTAATGAAAGTCTTAAAGCATTTGGATGAAAAAGACTTGTTCCTTTTAAATTTTTGACCAATGGATCTAATTTACAAAATTCTGTAATTATAAAACTTTCAAAATATTTTAAATATTTATTAAGAGAATATTCCTCTTTTATGTTTCCAGCCAAATCATTATTATGAGGTATTTTTTTATCTTTAGAAAATTTTAATAATTTCTTATAAATTTCGTCTGGAATATTAAATTTATATATCATTTTTTTTAAAATATTCAGGTAAACCTATGTGAGGTTTTTTATCAAACATATTTTCTTTACTATTTTTTGTCTTAACATTATTGTAGTGTAAAAATACTTGTACACATTCTTGACCTTTAAAAGGTTCTCTCCAATGTTCTAATTCACAACCAGAATAGACTAACATGTCCCCTGGTTTTAAATCTACTTTAATTCCTTTCATACCTTCTTTACCAGATGGCTTTAAATAGATTGGCCAATTATCGCCACCTAGATTCATTGTCGTTGATATCTCGCAACTAAATCTATCTTTGTGTCTTTTAAGTTCATCTCCTGTTTTATAAATTCTCGCATAAGTATATGCAGGATATAATTTTAATTCTGTTTTTTTTTCCATTATAGGTTGACATTTTAACATTAACGTTTCCATAGCTATATCCGCATAACTGCAATAGGTATTTGGTACCTGTCCATGTGGACCTTCGTAAAATCCTAACATAGTTTCAAACTGAGAAATATATTTAAAATTTCTACAAGTGTTATAGACTTGTTTTTTTATAGAAAAGTAATTAGACAAAAATATAGCTAAATCTTTTGTTATAGTTTTACGAACTATTGTATATTTGTTTTTTTTAAAACTCATATAAATTCAAACCACCCTGTTGAAATTATTTTTTCTTCGTTAGAAATTTGACCTTTATGAGTATGTGTATGATCAGTCGGCCAAATTAAGGTTAAACCTTTTGTAGCAGGTGTTGTAATTTTTTGATATTTAAACATTGTACCTCCTTTTTTTAAGGTATTTAAATACGTCATAAAAACAAAAATTCTTTTTGAATAACAAGCTCTTTCAGTGTGCCATTTTTTAAAACCGCCTTTTTTAGGATATTTTTGTATATTATATTCTTTAACAGTAAAACGATCATATTTATTTATTTCTGGATATTTTTTTGAGTAAAGATTAATTATTTGTTGTAGACAATTATTGTAATTTAATAATCTTGTATCTCCATCACATTTTAAATTATTTATACGGATGTCTTGTGATTCTTTAATTTTAGTATCTACTACTTTTCCATTTTTTCCAATAATTAAACCAGGAGAAACTTGTTCTTTATAATCATTATAAATTGAAATTAGCCCATCACAAACTTTTTCAGGTATAAACCAGCCCCCTATACAATGTTGTTTATCTATTTTAAATTCTTTCATTTATTTAAAAGGATATCCGAGGTTCCATAAAACTAATGAATATCTTACTCCTCTTTTCACTGGTTTAACTCTGTGCCATACAAAAGAAGGAAATACAATTATAGATCCTTTTTTTTGTGGTTCAACAGTAAAAAAATTATTATTTTTTCTTTTTATAGGTTCTTGATTTCTAAAATCAAATTCTAATTCTCCTCCTTCATATTCAGAACAATCTGTTAATTGACAAGTTATGGAAAGTTTTCTTATTTTACCATGCATTAAACTTCCAGGCTTATTATAAGGTTTATCCCAACTATCACAATGCCAATCATAATGTTGATTTAGTTTATATTTAGTAAATTGACAAGGTTCTGACCAATCCCAATTAAAATTCCAATTTGCAAGTTTATTAGCTTCGTGTATAAATGGATGTACCTCTTTATATATCCATAAATCATTTAACCAAGTTACATTTGAATTTCTTATTTTTTTTAAATTTTTTTCTTCTCTTTTAAATAATTTATCTTTATCCAAACCACCAGTTTTTGCAACTTGATTATTTAATGAAAGTCCATATTTAATAATATCATCACAAATTTTTGGAGGTATAGCTTCTTCAAAACACCAAAAATAATTAGCTAGATTCATAAGTTGTACTTAAAATATAATTTAAATCATTTTGATTATTTATTATATCAAAATGATTTAATGAAGAAAAAATAATAAACATATTATTTTTCAATTCAACTTTATATTCTTTTCCTTTCTTTCTATTATCATTATAATGAATATTAATCAAACAATTTGATACATTTACTCCATATAAACAAATATAATCAGGAGAATTTTTAAGATCATTTAGATCAACTTCTAATAAATGAAAACAATTTTCTTTAGGTCTAAAAATATTTCCCCATGTTTTTTTATTTTTAAGATTTAAATGAAATTTAAGTTGTAAAAATTCTCTTATATAAGTATTAAGTAAATCCCAATTTTTAGAAAATTTAAATTCATTATTAATAAATTTACTTTCATATATATCTTTAATTAATTCTTTACTATCAATTTCATAATTTTTAGGAGTATTTATAAACCCTGTATAAACAGCTTGTTCTGTTAAAATATTCTTATTCACAATTTAATCAAATAAATTAGTTAAATTCCAAGTTTGATTATCTTCATCCCATAAATAAATCCAATCATGAGTTCCTGAATTATATTGATTTTGTTGTTCTTCTGTTAATTCAGGAGCATCACCAATTGGTGATTGCCATCTTGCTTCTTCTATATTTTTAGTCCATGATGAAAAAGGTTTAGGTGGTAAAAATATATTATTTTGTGGATCCCATATATGCCCAATACCAGCGTAGTTTCCTCTAAAAGGCGTTCCACCTAATCTATGAGTATTTTGTAAGGTATTGTATGAAGTTTTTATCCATAAATGAGCAGGCCAATTATTATGTGTTTCTAAATACTGCTGTCCTACTGATTCAATTTCTTGATTACTATCATTTTTAGTGTCTTTATCATCAACTGCTAAAACATTTAGAACTTCATTTTCTTCAGATATTTTTGAAAAATGTGCCATATATTTTTTATTGAAATTTGTACCTTATTATAACTATTCCACTTCCTCCAGAACCTGCTAATGCGCCATCTCCTCTAGCTCCATTTCCACCATTTCCAGTATTAGCTGCCTCAGACGGAACAGGTCCTACTCCGGATGCTCTTCCATTTCCTCCAGTTGATTTAGTAAAAGAAGAAGCAGTAATGCTTGTTGTTCCGCCAGCGCCTCCTGTAGGAGCACTTCCGCTAGCAGTAGCACCGCCGCCGCCGCCGCCTGCGTTAGCACCTGCGCCACTGCTGCCGTTATTACCTTGAGGTGGACTTACAGGTGGTGAATTACCAGAACCTGGAGATCCACTAGGACCAGAACCTCCTCCACCAGAACCACCAGGTGTTCCAGATTGTCCTCCACTTAAAGGGTGTCCTCCGCCACGGCCTCCACCTGTTGAAGTTATAGTAGAAAATATAGAATTACCACCATTTGGTGGGCCTGCATTTGGTCTTGTTCCACCAGCTCCACCTCCACCAACAGTAATAGGATAACCTTGAACAGAAACTGGTAATGTAGTTGTTGCAAGAGGACTATCAGAATAAGATCCATCAGAACCTTCACGAAACCCTCCGGCTCCACCTCCTCCTCCAGCTCCATTTAAACCATATGTTCCGCCACCGCCTGCTCCAGCTACAACTAAATAAGAAACACTATCAGATCCACCTGCATTCCCGGCATCTGATACAGTAAATGTTCCTGGTCCAGTAAAAGTGTGAATTTTGTAATCACCTGATGTTGCTACTGTACCACCTGTAGCGGCTACATATGCAGCATTAACAGCTCCTCTAAATTGACCCATTCTTATCTGGCCAGAACTTGGTATAGGGCCATTTGGAGCAGGTGAGCCTGCTGGCACAAAAGATCCACCAGAGTAGTATTCTGAA